TCTGTGCATGGCGTCAAGTTAATAGGCCGTTGAGAGGCAAACCTAAACAATTTCTTTGTAAGGAATAGAAAGATGAAACATATAGATGATTCGGCTATTGTGTACACACCGGCTGCTACGATTGCTGCCAGTGGTACTCATAGCCAGAGCTTCAGTACGCTCGGTTATGACCAGGCGAACATATTTATCCAGCCCGGCACCATGTCGACTGGTTCGGAGACATTGCGGACTATTGCAATTTCAGAGAGTGACACGGCGACAGCACCGTCTTCAATGACTGACATCGTTGCTCTTGCTGTGGGTACTACCACGTCAACGAGCGTACCCACGGCCATGCCCGCCATTGCGAAGATTCTTGACGGTGCGGTGCTGGCTTTTCAAGTTGATCTGCGTGCCCGTAAACTTTACATGGGCGTTGAGGTAACGCCGGGTACGACCCCTAATGAGTTGAGTATCCTAACGCTACTTTCTCGTGCTGAGGAATCGGCGGATACGGCGGCTGAAAAGTGTGTAACAAACAACAACCTGACCAATTCTACGAGTTGTGCTCTTGTTGTAACGGCTTAAAACGAGCCATCCTTTCACCTGGGCTGTCTCTTCGGGGGCGGCTCAGGTGGGAGGACTTTGTGAAAGGATGTATAGGATGGATGTATTAGAGACAATAGCAGAGGGCAGGTTCAATAAGTATTCGCAATCCGGTGAAGATGGATTATTGCAGGGCATTTTTGAGCGGATAGGCACTGAGAACAAATGGTGTTTTGACGCAGGCGCCGGTGACGGTCGTTTTTGCAGCAATACTGGCAAGTTAATAGAAGAGGGCTGGACTGGGGTTCTGGTCGAAGGTGACAAAGAGACATACAGCAGGCTTGTTAAAGCGTTTCCTGATTGTCACTGCGAAAACGTCATGGTTGAACCGTCGGGCGAGAACAGCATTGACAATATATTGGCACGCAACAAAGCACCTTTTGATATTGATTTACTGAGTTTAGATATTGACGGCCAGGACTACCATGTGTTCAACGCTCTTATGGTATATGAGCCGCGGGTTGTTGTTATTGAGTACAACTTTAGTGCCGACAATGTCGAATTCATACCTGCCGTTGGTGGGGAAGGGCAAGCTGGTTTAATGGCGATCGAGAAAATGCTCTACAGTAGGGGCTACCGGCCGCAGTTTAGCACAAAGACAAATGTTATCGCAGTGCGAGCTGGGCTGGAATGGCGGATAAACAAAGATGGAGGCGGTGTTAGATTAAACTTAGGCTCTGGCAAACTGGTACACATTGACGGCTACACGGACATTGACCGTGAGTTTGGTTCAGAGGTTTACCCTCTTGACCGTGAGGATGATTCGGTTGATGAGATATACGCATCGCATATTTTGGAACACTTCGGTTTTGAGGAATCGTTTAAGGTTCTGAAGAATTGGGTATCGAAACTAAAAGTGGGTGGATTGCTAAAGATTGCTGTGCCTGACTTTCGCAAAATCAGCGAGAAGTATCTGGCGGGTGAAAAGGTAAACACGTCCCAATACATTCTCGGCAGCCATATTGATGCGAACGATTATCATAAGGCGCTGTTTGATAAACAATCGCTTCTGGCACTGATGGGGTCTGTGGGGCTTGTTGATATTAAGCCATGGGATAGCAAAGTTGTTGATTGTGCATCACTACCGATAAGTCTGAATTTGCAGGGGGTGAAAAAGAAGCCAGACGAGCAGCCAGCAATCACCACTGACGAATTCAAGAAGATTGCAGCGGTGATGAGTATGCCGCGGCTATGCTTTGCAGATAATATGCACACGGCGGCAACAGTGTTCCTCGGCTTGGGTATTGAATTGACCCGTGGTACGGGCGTTTTTTGGGGACAAATTCTCTCGAACATGATTGAGGACGCGATTGCAAAAGGCGCAGAGTGGATTTTCACGCTTGACTACGATACTTGGTTTTTGCCGGAACACGTTATTAGGCTGTGCCAGTTAATGCAGGAGAATCCAGATGTTGATGCGATTATCCCTGTGCAAAATAAGCGGCAGAGCGATGAGCCTTTGTTTGGTGTGAGAAATGCAGACGGCAGTGTGGCGAAGTTTGCAAAGCTGGCGGACTTCGAGCAGGAATTAACGCCTATCGGGACAGGGCATTTCGGGCTAACCGTATTCAGGGCGTCGGCACTGAGTAAGCTAAAGAAGCCGTGGATTCGCGGCATACCTAATCCTGATGGCGAATGGCACGAGAACCGGCAGGACCCGGACATATACTTCTGGAACCAATTTTTTAAGCAAGGGCTTAAGGCTGTGCAGGCTAATCGTGTAGTAGTGGGACACATGCAGTTAATGTGCTCCTTCCCGGATGTGGCGAAAAAAGGTTTTAAGCCAATCTATATGCACATGAGCGATTTAGACAAAGTCGGGCCACCGGCTCACTGCAAGCCGACGGTTGAAATGATAAAGGGATAAGGAGAGAACTATGGCAACTACTCGGTTTGAAAGCGACCTGCACGTTGCGGGAGAAATATCGAGCGAGACAATGAGCATACCAGCGGCCACGGTAACGAACGCTATGGTCAATGGCTCGGCTGGGATTGCAACTACTAAACTTGTGCATCGTTATCATGCGATGTATGCACAGGAATCGGCAACCACAGCCGCAGATGAGGCAAGGCCCTTATTTGTGGTTTACGGAGCTACCGGCACAGTGCAATCATTTAAGGCTGGCTCGGTAGTAGCCAATATAGGCGATTCGGCTGTCGAGGTGGATTTACTCAAAGACGGCGTATCCATTCTCACGGCTGTAATATCGCTGGACAGTACCAATGCGGCTTACACACCGGAGGCTGGGACGATAAACACTACCGCCGTTGTAGCTGGCGACGTGTTGGAGGTGTCTATTGACGCAACAATTGGGACGGGGACATTGGCATTGGGCGTATATTGTGAGTTAATGGTTGATGAGGTGGCGGCATAAAATGGCATTACAGATAACCACAGAGCCGTTAGTTGAACCGATAAGTCTAATTGAGGCGAAGCTGCACCTGCGAGTTAGCACTACTGCTGATGATGCGTTGATAACGCAACTTATCCGCGCGGCAAGAATTTATTGCGAGAACTATCAGGGCAGGCCGTATATCGCCCGAACGTACCAAATGACTTTCGATGATTACTTTCCCGGATTGATTGAGCCGCCCATGCCGCCCTTGTGTTATGTGAATTCAATTACTTATCTCGATAGCGACGGCGCTTCGCAGACGGTGACGGCTACTCTTTACACCGTTGACACCGTTTCTGAGCCGGGCCGTATTTATGAGGCCTATGATGAGACGTGGCCTTCGAGCGTTCGGGCAGTTCCTAACACTATTGCCGTTAATTATGTGGCTGGCTACGCGGCGGAGTTTACCGTTGTTGTCGAAACTAATGTATTTACGGTTTTGGGTCGGACATATACTAACGGCGACAAGGTGAGATTGAGCAATAGTGGGGACGTGCTGCCTGCCGGCCTATCGGTTGATACGGATTATTACATAATTGAGGTGTCCGGTAATACTTTCCAACTTTCAACAACTTCAGGCGGCGATGCCGTTGTTGTAATCGCGAGTGCTGCGGAAAAGGGAGAAATAAACTATGTTGGCGAAGTACCGGAGACGGCTAAGGCGGCGATGAAGTTGGTGTTGGGCCACCTCTACGAGAACAGAGAGAATACAATAGAGACAAGCCTAAAGTCATTACCGCAGGGGGCGGAGATGCTTCTAATACAAGATAGGATGCAATGGTGAGAGCGGGGCAATTAAGACATAGACTGGTTTTTCAGTCACTTGGCCAGGTACAGAACGAGTTCGGAGAGCCGACTGATACCTACAGCGAACACATGACGCTCTGGGGTTCGATCCGCCCGATGTCGGCCCGTGAGCTTCTTAACGCCGAGCAGATAATCGGTGAAAAAACACACATAGTAAAAATCAGGTACAGCACCTTAGTTGGCATAAAAGACAGATTCACATTCGACAGCCGGACTTTCGAGGTGGTGTATATTCTGGATGCGGGCGAGCGCAATATCTACATGGATATAATGGCGAAGGAAATTGTCTGATGTATATTGGGATGACGCTTACGGGCGGGGCCGAACTTGACAAAAAGCTTATGGCTCTCGAAAGAAAAGTAGGCCGGAAGATTGTTAAGAAGGCTGTGCGTGCAGCGCTAAAGCCTGAACTTGCAGGCAGCAAGGCAAGCGCGAAGTCGATAGTTGGCGGCAGTATGGGTAGTTTAATTGCAAGGAATCTACAGTTGAGGGCATTCAAGAAACAGAAAAAAGGTTCTTATGGGATGAGCGTTAAGATAAAACCGGATATTGAGGAGTTTGTGGACAATGGTGCTTATATTCCAGCGGCCATTGAGTACGGCCACATATCGCCTTCCGGCGGTATGGTTGCTGCCATGCCGTTCATGCGGGCGTCGGCGGATGCGTGGAAGAGCGTTGGGCTGAGGATAGTAAGTGAAGAATTAAAGAAGGGTGTTGAGGCGGCGGCTCATGGCGGTTGATACAATTGAAAAAGCTATTTATTATATTTTGGCGAATAATGGCGGCGTGAAGGCGCTGGTCGTAAAGCGCATATACCCAACCGTGGCCAGCCAGCTTGGTACTCTGCCGTTGATTGTGTACCAGCAGATAAGCGGGCGGCGTGAGCATACAATGACCGAGTCGGTCGGGTTGGTGGAATCCCGTTATCAGGTTGACTGCTGGGCTACGACATACACGGGGGCGCAGGCATTAGCTAAGACTGTCCGCGTGGCTCTGGATAATCACTCAGGGACAACGGGCACGGTGAAAATAGAAGTCATCCACTTAATCAACGAGATGGATGGGATTGCAAATATAGCAGACGCTAAGATAGCGAGGCGGTATCGGCGGCTGTTGGAGTTTATAATTTGGTTTCAAGAATAAAGGAGAGGTATTATGAGTGATAGCGCACACGGCCACGGGGCTTCGCTGTCTATCGGCGGCTCAACGGCAGGTAATATCATTAGTATTAGCGGCCCGAACGGAACACGGGAGGCTATTAAAGTCTCAACAATGGATTCAGCTAATAAGTATGATGAGTTTATCCCCGGAATGCTTGATGCGGGGGATGTCACCGTAGAGTTAAACTATGACGGTACGGCGGCTGGTACGGCAAATATGTTAAACTCAGCCAAAACAAATTCGGCGGCAACGATAATAGTAAAGATGACTGACGGGACAACTACTTCGCAATGTTCTGCCAGTGGGTTCATCACGTCTTTGGGTCATGCGATTCCTTACGACGGCAAGATAACGCAATCGCTTGGGCTCAAGTTGTCGGGAGCAATGACTTTTACCGACGAAGCATAAAGGGACGAAGTATAAAGGAGAGAGATTATGAGCGATGGATTACTTGGTCACGGAACTTCGCTAAAGGTTTCGGCTAATACGCAGGTGACTACTGCGACGACAATCGGCAACATCATTAGTATTAGCGGCCCGAACGGAACACGGGAGGCTATTAAAGTCTCAACAATGGATTCAGCTAATAAGTATGATGAGTTCATCCCCGGAATGCTTGATGCAGGAGAGTTCACTGCGGAGTTGAATTATGACGGCGGTGCTTCTGGTACGGCGAACGATTTACAGTCACTGAAAACTAATGCCGCGCAGTATTATCACATTACATTCCCCGACCACACGACAGAGGCAAGCAAGTCGGATATTTACTGCCAAGGGTTTGTAACCGCGTTAGGTCATGCGATTCCTTACGACGGCAAGGTGACGCAGAGTTTAACTGTCAAGTTGACCGGAGCGCCGGTCTATACGGATGCAGGCTAATACTATTTTTGAAAGGATGTGAAATGTTAGACAAAAAAACAATTCTTGGGGCCAAAGATTTACCAACCGAGACTATCGATGTTCCGGAATGGGGCGGGCAGGTTATTGTTCGCACACTGAGCGGCTTAGAAAAGAACGTGTGGGAATCAGGCAACTTAGTGGGCAATAAAGTCAACCTCCGAAACATGACCGCCCGGCTGTGCGCGATTTGCATCGTGGACGAAAAGGGCAAGCGGGTATTTTCCGACGCCGACGCTGAAAGCTTGGGCCGTAAATCAGCTAAGGCTTTAGAGAGAGTTTTCGACGTTGCCCAAAGACTGAACGGTATGGGCGCAGACGATATTAAGGAAATGGCAAAAAACTCCGGCAGAGCCATAGCCGCCGATTCTACTTCCGGTTAGCGGCTCATCTCAAAACGACCGTCCGTGAATTATTGATGCGGATAGACAGTAGGGAATTGTCGGAGTGGATGGCGTTCTATTCGATTGAGCCATTCGGCGAACTACGAGCAGACATGAGGGCGGCGATGGTTGCATTTCATATTGCGGCTGGCGCAGGGGCAAAGGACATCAAAATAGAAGATTTTCTTTTGAAGTTTGATCCGCCGAAGCAGCAAAGTTTAGAAGAAATAAAGGCAGTTTTAAGAGGGCTTTAATGGCGACTATTGCGACATTAGCTGTGAATATGGTAGCGAAGACAGGGGCCTTTACTAAAGGCATGAAGAAGGCCCGCAAATCGACTAACTACTTTTCGCGGTCTCTGAAGCAATTAGCTGTCCAGGCGGCGACGGTCTTTGGTGCAATGAGAGCATACCAATTCTTGAAGGGTTCGGTGGCCTTGTTTGGTGAACAGGAGAAACAGGTTCGTTCATTATCTGACGCTCTGGCTCTTTTGGGCAAGGGCGGCGTATCAACCATGAAAGACATGCAAGCCTTTGCCGTCCAAATGCAAAAAACTACTATTTATGGCGATGAGCTTGTCTTGAAAATGATGTCACTGGGTGCATCTCTTTCTAAGCTCTCCGGCGACAAACTGAAGCAGGCCACAAGGTCGGCCATTGGATTAGCTGCGGTTATCAAGAAGGATTTACCAACTGCCATGCTTCTTGTCGCCCGTGCCGCCGTTGGCGATACTTCAATGCTTACCCGGTACGGAATTAAAATCTCCGAAACGCTTAGTAAGGAAGAAAAGTTTCAGGCAGTATTGCGAAAGGGTGCCGAGGGGTTTGCTTTAGCGACGGGCGCGACGAAGACTTATGCTGGTTCAATGCAGCAATTAGGCAATCGGCTTGGGGATGTTAGGGAATATCTCGGCGGAAAACTTGTCCCTGCCATTTTGCGATTAAGCGGAGCATTAAAGGTTTTCAATACCGGCATAGTTGATAACGCCGCAAAAATGCTAAAGTGGATAGTAGTAATTGAAACAGGGCT